GATGAGAAAGCTGACCGTGGCTTGAAAGCGCCAGTGACAGATCCTACTGACGTCAACATGGTGTTGCCAGTTAAGGCATCACGCAAAGGCAAGGTGCTTGCGTTTGACTCTACCTCTGGTGACCCAGTAGCTGGTCCAGCGCTCGATGCTGTGACTACGGTGATTGCTCAGTCTGCCAACATTAACACGGTGGCCACCAATATTGCTAGTGTTAACACGGTTGCTGGCAATAACACCAACGTGACTACAGTGGCTGGCGTGTCTGGTGCTGTGACTACCGTGGCAGGAATCAGTTCCAATGTAACTAGTGTGGCGGGTAACTCAAGCAACATTAACACTGTTGCTACCAACAATACCAACATTACTACAGTAGCTGGTGTATCTGGAAATGTCACAACTGTGGCTGGCATATCGGCTAACGTGACTACGGTTGCAGGCATATCAGGTAATGTCACAACGGTAGCAGGAGTATCAGCTGCAGTGACTACCAATGCTACCAACATATCAAGCATTAACACTAATGCAACCAACATAACTGCGATACAGAACGCATCCACAAACGCAACAAACGCAGCGACAAGCGCAACTAATGCTGCTAGCTCTGCATCATCTGCATCAACATCAGCAACCACTGCAACAACCCAGGCTACTGCAGCGTCAACCAGCGCTACTAATGCAGCCTCCAGTGCAAGTGCTGCTGCTACTTCAGCTACAGCTGCTGCAGCTGCCGCTGCATCTGGCCTATATCGCCAGGTACTAGACAAGTCTGCAAACTACACAGTCATATCAACCGATGGCGGTACTTTGTTTAGAGTTACTACAACTAGTGGCGCTGTAACTATTACCCTACCCCAGATCTCCACGATTACTGATGGATTTAAAGTGTCTATCGTTAAGTGGACTGGAGATGCCAATGCAGTAACTATTGCACGTACTGGCTCAGACACTATCAACGGTGCTACATCAGCAACCATTGGCGCTCAGTATTCGCAGACTACTTTTGTTGCTGACTATGAGACTAACCAGTGGTTTGCTGCAAGCTCTGGCCTTGGTACTAGCAATGTGGCAGTAGACGTATTCAGTGGTAATGGATCTACTACAGCATTCACACTGTCAGGTGATCCTGGTAGCAAGAACAATACGCTAGTAGAGGTCAGTGGTGTCTATCAGCAAAAGAGTACTTATACAGTCTCTGGTACTACGCTGACATTTAGCACTGCACCACCCACTGGCACTAGCAACATTGAAGTAGTGTGGACTGCGCCATTGGCCATTGGTACACCAAGCGATGGCACGGTGACTACTGCAAAGCTGGCAAGCACTACTGGATCTGGTGCTGTTGTATTGGCTACTAGTCCAACACTAACAACACCAGCATTAGGCACACCATCTGCTTTGGTGTTGACTAATGCAACTGGATTACCAGCGGCTCAACTTACAGGAACACAAACCATACCAAGGGGTACATTGCCAACGGGGTCTGTGTTGCAAGTGGTGAATGCTACTTATTCAACAATTGTTTCAGTTTCTAACAATACATTTGTTGATACTGGTTTAACAGCAACAATCACACCAACATCGGCTACTAGCAAAATTTTGGTTTCTGTATCACAAAATGGACTTCAAAAAAGCGTCAATATAGGCGCATATCATAAAATTATTGTGCTTAGAGGTTCAACAGTAATTGGTACTCCAGCCGTAACAGTTTCATACAATGGAAACACAAATCAAAATTATGTAGGCTCTGTTTCTGGTGATTATTTAGACAGTCCAGCAACAACATCTGCAACAGTTTATAAAACACAATTTCGCTCAGAGGGTAATCAAGGTACTGTAGGTGTTCAAGGGGATAGCGAACAATCAACAATAACTCTTATGGAGATTTCGGCATGAACAAGCATCAAGCAATTTTTGCAACGCATACTAATGTGGCTGTCATCCGTGGTGAAGAGGCTTTTGATATTGATGGCAACCCAGTCGTTTATGACGAGGCGGCAGTACAAGCCTACATAGATGCTCATGCCTACATAGCAAAACGCCAAAAAGAATATCCGCCCATGACGGACTACCTAGACGGAGTAGCCAAAGGTGACCAAGCACAGATTGACAAATACATTGCTGACTGCCAAGCAGTTAAAGCTAAATATCCTAAAGGAGATTAACTAACATGGCACTCACACAAGTACAGCCAGGAATGCTGGCATCTGATTCACAGTACACAGGCTTTAAAAACCGCATCATCAATGGTGCGATGGTGATTGACCAGCGTAATGCGGGGGCGAGTGTTACTCCCGCTGATGGGGCTTACACTCTTGATAGATATATCTACAATGCTACGCAATCATCAAAAGTTACTATTCAACAAAATGCGGGTTCTGTAACACCACCAGTAGGATTTTCTAATTATCTTGGTGTAACTTCATCTTCTGCTTATTCTATTGGCACAAGTGATTTTTTCACTATTGGGCAAAGAATTGAAGGTTTTAATACAGCAGACTTGGCGTGGGGAACTGCTAATGCTAAAACAGTTACCTTGTCATTTCAAGTTTATTCAAGTCTAACTGGAACTTTTGGTGGTGCTGTTACAAATAGTGGATTAACAAGAAGTTACCCATTTACTTATTCAATTTCAAGCGCAAATACTTGGACATCAATTAGCGTAACCATTGCTGGCGATACCACAGGAACTTGGATTGGTGCTACTAATGGGGTTGGTATGCGTTTGTATATTGGGCTTGGTGTTGGCTCTACTTACGCTGGAACTGCTGGCTCTTGGACAGGAACATCAAACATTCTTGGCGCTACAGGCGCAACAAGCGTAGTCGGCACAAACGGGGCAACCTTCTATCTGACGGGTGTACAACTGGAAAAAGGTTCAACAGCAACGAGTTTTGATTACCGCCCTTATGGTACTGAGTTGGCTTTGTGTCAGAGGTATTTGCCAGCATTTACTACACTTTCTGGTGGAGATGGTGGCGCTATTGGAATGGGGGTTTATTACGACACTACGCACACTGCTACATATATTCCATTTAGCGTAATAACAAGAGTAGCACCAACAGGATTAACAGTCGGCACTGTGGCATTTGCAAATGATGGCGTGGCTTCTGCAACGGTAACTGCATTTGCACTATCTAGTACAAGTCAATATGGGGCTGGCGTAAATGTAACAGTAGGTTCAGCACAAACTTCTGGTCAAGGCGCTAGATTAAGATTTAACGGAACAGGCGCACAACTTTTATTTACAGGATGTGAACTATGACAGCCCCAATTTGGAAACTTGTAAAAGACCCATATACACATCAAGAAGTATCTGTATGGCGTGAATTAGATAATGGAAAACAAGAATCTTGTTTAATAACAGCACCAGAATATTTAGAGTGGGTGGCTGAAGGCAATACTGTTTTACCTGCTGATGAAAATAATAATGGATAAGACACCATTTAAACCAACTGCCTTGCTAGTAATGGAACACAACATTACTGGCTTGAAATACTTTTGCAAGACTACTATGCTTGACAGAGTACATCGCTACAAAGGTAGTGGTTTGGCATGGACAAAGCATTTACGTGAAAATGGTTTTGATGTAAAGGCTGGAATACTTGGTTTTTATGTTGAGGAAAAACGCTGTTTAGAAGCGGCAAAGAAATTTAGCGAAGAAAATAATATTGTTGATAGCAATGTATGGGCTAATGCTGTTGTAGAAACAGGGAAAAATGGCTGTTCAATGACAGGAGAGCGCAATCCTTTTTATGGAAAAAAACATACGCCAGAAGCAATAGAGTCTGCAAGATTGAAAAAACTTGGTCGCTCTGTAAACAAAGGCGCTTATCGTTCACCAGAACAAAGAGCAAAAATATCATCATCTTTAAAAGGCAGAAGCAATCCAGTAGTTTCCGCAAAATTAACTGGTAGAAAACAAACTGAAGAACATAAAGCAAATGTAGCCAAAGGAAGACAGGGGTTTATGCACAGCATGGAAACTAAAGAAAAATTACGACTTCTTGCCATAAAACAATGGGCTAAAGTTAAACAACTAGAGCCAGCAGATGACTGATAACACTGATACACAACTGGCTGTTCATGTTGCAATTTGTGATGAGCGTTATAAGCGCATTGATGAATCACTGTCTACTGGTGACAAGCGTATGGCCAAGATAGAGTACTTGCTTTATGGCGTGATGCTGTGTGTCCTGCTTGGTCCTGGTGTGGCTGCTGAGTTCATTAAGAAAATGTTTGGCATCTAAATGTGGATCCATTCAGTCTCCTCATGCTGGCACAAGGTGCGTTTAGTGCTATCAAGCAGGGGTGCGACTATTTACACCAGGGCAGGATTGCTCTGGACTCAGCTAAGAAGACAGTCGATGGAGCGTTGGCAGATGTCAAGGCAATCAAGGGTATCTTTGATTGGTTCATTGGCCTCTTCATATCAAAGCCTAAAGTCGATATTGCAAAGCCTATTGCTAAAGCAGTCAAAGCAAAGCCAGCAGCTGCAGCCAAGCAACAGCAATCCTATGAGCAACTCGAACTTGAACTCATTAAGTCAGTCGGAGAAAACATTGGAATCCTCTTTGATACCCAGCAACAAATCAACACGTACTACCAAGAGCTTGAAGAAGACTCCAAAACAAACTACAACCCAGACCAAAACAACAGCAAGAAGGCGATCGAGCGAGCATTGATTGAGCTGCAGCTGGAGAAGCTAATGGAGCAGACCAGAGAGGCAATGGTCTATGCGCCAGCAGAATTGAAAGACTTGTACACCAGGTTCTTGAAGATGTATGGGCAGATTGAGAGAGAGCAGGCGTGGGCTAGAACAGAGATGATTCGCAGGGCTAGGTTAGCCAGGTGGAAGAAAGAACAGGAAGAGATCAGGCAGATTGAGATGATTAGTGGAGGCGTTGCTGTGATGTTCATATCATTATTTTTTGGGTGGGTAATGTGGCAACTACGAAACTTGTCTGGTGGATATTGATTGGGGTAGCAATATGTCTTGTTGTTGGCGTCACATCAATGGCATATGTGGAGACTCTCTACATGAAAGCTCAGATCAAGAAAGAGATCAAAGAATTGCGTAAGTTAAAACAGGAATTGAAAGAATCTAAATGAGATATCTACTGTTGTTACTGCTGCTATTAACGGCCTGCGATGACCGATATCGGTACTTCTGCCAGGACCCTAAGAACTTCCCTGCCAAGCGCTGCCAGCGTCCTGATTGCCAATTTACCCAAGACTGTCCCGATTATTTAGTAGCACCTATATTGGAGAAACAAGTTGTCCAACCATCCCAAGTTCCAAGTCAATCGTCTTCTGACCCAGGAAGAAATTGAGATAAGGGTCTGGGCCTTTGTGGTCCTGATCGTTACCTTTATTCTTGCTGGCATCGTGATGTTCATGCTGTACAGCCTGGCCTTTGTTGTGCAGCCAATCAAGTCTATGGCGCCTATTGACCAGGCATTTGCCAAGATGCTCAATGACATTGTGCTATTGATAGTTGGTGGCATAGGTGGCGTGATGTCTCGCAAGGGTGTGCAGACTATTGCTGACAAGGTATCTCAAGCAAGTAACCCAACAGCACCTACCCCACCCGCTCCAGCTGCAGCGCCTGCTACATCTACCTGGTCAGCGCCATCTGGTGGCCTGCCTGCTTGGGTAAACCCAGTACTCGATGAGGAATGGAGAGCGCCACCTCCACCTACTACACCGCCTGACTACGTTGATCCAGCCAAGGAAGAGATAGCGCAGGAACGTGCAGCAGCGAGGGCTGAGACATGATATTGCCAAACCCCTGGATGATCATTGGCGCCATCGTGATGGCCATCAGTGTGTACTTCTACGGCCATCACAAAGGATGGGCCGAGCGTGACCAGGAGATGCAATCCGAGATTGCTGCCAAGAATGAAGAGGCTCGAACCAAAGAGCAGGAACTAACCAAACAACTCAACGACAACTCAACCAAGTTACAGGAGGCCAACAATGCCATCACTGAAAAACAGTCTTCTCTTAATAAGCTCATTCGCTCTAGTAGCTTGCGCCTCCAAACCCCAGGTTGTGTACAAGCCAGTGCAAGTACCACCGCTGCCAGCGGAAATAGCAACCAAGCGGGAAGTGAATCTGACAGAGAGACTCTCGCAGCTATTGCAGAGATCGTCGCTCAAGGAGACAGGAACACAGCCCAGCTCAACGCCTGCATCGACAGTTACAACAAAGTAATGGAGGCCGTGAATGTTAAACGCTGAGAAACTAGCCAAGCTGCACATCGGTGCTGAGTGGGTTGATCCACTGAATGAAACCTTTGAGCGCTTTGGAATTTTTAGCCAGAATCAGCAGGCTACATTTATTGGCCAGTGTGGCCATGAGTGTGGAAACTTCAGAATCCTGGAAGAGAATCTAAATTACAAAGCTGTAACGCTAATGAAGTTGTGGCCTAAAAGATTTCCCACACTGGAGGTGGCCAATGGCTACGCTGGAAACCCTAAGAAAATTGCAAATCAAGTCTATTCTTCTCGCATGGGTAACCGTGACGAAAATAGTGGTGACGGTTATCGCTTTAGGGGTAGGGGTTGTATTCAGCTTACTGGTCACTCTAATTATTTCCACGCTGGTAAAGCGCTGGGCGTGGATTTTGTTATGGACCCTGATCTTGTTGGCACTCCTAAATATGCTGCCCTTACAGCTGGATGGTTCTGGGATACCCACAAACTCAATGCTCCAGCGGATGCCCTTGACCATGCCAAGGTAACCAAGATTATTAATGGTGGAACTATAGGGCTTGAGGATCGCATCAAGCACACCCAGCAAGCCCTATTAGTTCTAGCCTAAGTGGCAGCACCAAGCGCAGCAATGCGCTGTTGATGGCCAGCAATGTGGCGCACACGTTTGGCCATGTCTACCTTGTTGATGGTGTCAGCGTTGGCCTCACGTAACTCACGCAGCTTTGTCATGCGCTCACGTGGCTTGATCTTCTGACTGGATGCTATCTTTTCGCAGAACTGCTCATATGCATCTTGCCATTCTTCTAGCGTGGCGTGAGTGCTGTGCGGTGAATCTTTGCCAGGCAAGATGATCGCAAACTCACCAGCTGGTGCTGGCGCTGGTGGCTCGATGGCCAACTCTTCAAACGGTGGGTGATCAACGATCTCTACTTCACCAGTCTCTACATCTGGCGCAGTGAACTCTACAGCTGGTGCTGGTGCTGGCGCCTGCAATGCATCAAGCGGGTTGCGTGGCGTGATGTCTTTGGCTGGGCGCTTAGTCTCCTCTGGATAGTCTTGCGCCTCTTCTGTGGTGATCAAGCCTTTGAGTACGTCTGGATATGCATCACGCAGAGCAAAGCCCCTGGCTCTCATCTGCAGCATTCGCTTGGGGTATGCCTGCCATGGACCCTGCTTGCCCCACAGGCCTGCACGTTTAGCATCTTCAACAGAGAAACGCACGGTGACTGGCGCTCTGCCTTTGCGCCTGGCCACACACACGGCCACTGGGTTTGGCGTACCCTCATCTTCAATGCTTTCCTCTACGCCCTCACACACTGGGCTGGCCTGCACCAGTGCCATCATGGCATCACCGTACACACTAGGCTTGCCATTGATAACAGCGATGTTTTGCAAAGCCTGCATTGGGGCTAGACCCATCTCCATGCCCCACTGAATGCAGACCATGATGTCTTGTGGCTTGCCCATGTACTGCTTGGGGACCATGTTGCTGTTGGCCAGCATCTCGCTGAACTGTATGGCCTCGGTGACCGTAGCTGGCGCAAAGCCCTGGCGATTAGTAAGACTGCTCATTTAGATTCCTTGATTGTTAAAGTTGACTGGCGTATGGAGTAAGCCTCTTTGGCTGGCACGATCTTCTCTGGCTGCGCTTTGTAGCTGCGAGTTGGCCAGCTAATGGTGTAGCCACCAGCGATACCTTTGGTTGACTTACCCATCAACTCTTTGATGCCATCTTCATCTGCAGCAATTGACTGCTCTAGAATTTTTAGCTGCAGTTTGTTATCCATGATGCGTTGCGCCAGCTCGGTGGCCTCGGCATCTAGCAAGACGGTGTCCTCTACCACTGGATAGGCGCCACGTGCGTCTGGCCACTTCTCGCCTGCCTGCGGGGGGTAGTAGTCAATCGAGCCAGTCTCTTTGAAGTTATCCAGGCGGGACTGGAAATCTGTGGTTACCCTGGCGATGCTGTCCAGCGTGGCCTGGTGCGGAGCAAAGAGAAACAAACGCAATTGAGTGCCTTTGTAGAGTGTGGCCAGCACACCCCACTTGGCCTGCATGATATCCATCTGAGCCTGCAGCTGGATGGGACCACGCCATAAGGGTGGCGTATCTTCTGGCTCCATGGCGGTGAGCTTGGCCTCTAAAACACCAACTCCATCGAGGGTGATCGAGTCCTGGCCAACAACATAGATGCCATTGTCTGGATCGCTGACGATAACCTGGCCACGGCCTTGGGCGCTACCATCGAGACTGCAGCAAAGTGGCAGACTAGTGTGAAAGAACGGTTTGTCGTGATCAATAACCACATCTGTTAGCAGCAGGCGCTTGGCTGCCTCACGCAAGATCAAAGGCTCTAGCTGGTTGCCCCAGCTCATAGACTCATTGCCGATGTCTGGGCGCTCTTTGCCCTGGATGGCATTGATTGACATTTCCAATTCGTCATTGGGCGTGTTGTACTTAGACATACCCATGACTGAAGATAGGCGGGATGCTGACAGCATGGTGTCAGGCGTGACTTTGTTGACCATTGAAGGACTCCTTGAGTTGATAGATGCGGATGATGCGAGCGTGAGCCTGCGGGTGGGTGGCCTCGGTAAAACCTACGGCCTTAAACTGCTTGCCTTTAAAGACAGCACCCAGAACTGATGGGTGCATCTCTGCAGGCAGAGCAAGATTTTGTCGGATGTCATTGATGCTGACGCTGCCTTGTGCCTGGCAGATCTGTACGGCCAGCGCTCTCGCACGTGCCAGGAAGGTTGCATCACGTTGCTCAAATAGATTGAGCTGGGCGTCACGTATGGTTTGGCCAATGGTCATGCTTGCCCCTTACTGAGTGAGCCAGACAACAAGCAAGGCCACGACACCAAGCACATAGATAGCTTTGTCGTAAGGCATTACAAGCAATTTAACTGGGGGATTTATCAATGAATCCTGGATGCGTAATTCATCGAGCGACATAGTGTGGCGTTTGGCAGGCTCATACCGTGAGCCTATGGCAACCTTGCCAGTGTTGTAGGGTGTGATATTACGCATGGCTAAACTCCTTGAGGTTGATGTTGAGACGTTTGATAAGGGCGTTGACCTGGCTGGCTGCCCACTCGGTGTTACCACGTGGGGTTTGAACGCCACGAGTAGACAACTCTGCAGCTAGGTTACGCAAGGTGCTGGCGCCTGAGATAGCAATCACGTCACGCAGGGTTGGGGCGATGCGGTCTGCATAGCTGTTAGCACGTGCCTGGATGGCAGCATTGCCTGCTGCAGAGCCGATCTCTGGTGTTGGGCAACCCAGTACTACACCACGTGCTTTGGCTGCTTGCAAGGCCTGTTTAGTGCGCTTGCTGATCTCTTCACGCTCATGCTGTGCAACCACTGCACGTACACCGAACTCCAGAGTGCCAGCATTGGGCATATCAGCTGCGATGATGTCCACGCCTGCTTTGCGTAAGGTCAAGAGGAATGCTGCATCACGTGAGAGGCGGTCGATCTTGGCGATTAGGATCGCTGCGCCTTTGCGTCTGCACAGATCAAGTGCAAGCTCTAGCTGTGGGCGGTTGTCGATCTTGCCTGACTCGATCTCTGTGAATTCGCCAATGATGTCTGCCTCATATGAGCTGACCAGCTGGCGCTGTGACTCAAGGCCAAGGCCAGAATGACCCTGCTTGGCGGTGGATACACGGTAGTATGCTACGTATTTCATTTGAACTCCTGTTTCTCGGTGGTTCACGATATCACTGTGATATCGCTTGGATGTATTCTAAACCCAAATAAATCAACTATTTTCTAGGTGTTTACCCTAATGCCAGTTTAGCCTGGTAGATCTAGCGTATATGATCGCTTGCATTGTGCAATCATCCTACATCAGACTATGAATAAGACACCCAAGCAGCCAATCTTTGTACGTATACGGCCAGAGACATTGATCATGCTAGACCGTGCCTGCAAAGCACAAGCACGTAGCAGATCTCAGATGATTGATATGGTCTTGCAAGAGACGTTGACCAGGCAGTATGCGGATCTGAGTGTGCGTTTGAATAACTTAATAGGAGCGCAAGCATGACACCCAAAGAGGCAACCAAGCTGCTAGACATGGCCAAAGATGGTGATGAGATAGACGGTGAAGAGATCCCAGAAGAGGTAGTCACCGAGGCGCTTGAATGGACAGACGATATCGAGGCATACGATCCACCGTGTGAGGCAGTCGAGGCCTGGGTAGAGAAGATGCGTAGAAAGGGTGTATTTTGATTACCACCGTACTAGCAATTGATCTTGGCACACGCACTGGCTGGGCAGCACTCACGCAGGGCAAGGTTGTGCATGGCTGGGTAGACCTCAAGCCCAAGCGCTTTGAAGGTGGCGGGATGCGCTTTCTCAGGTTCAAGCAGTGGCTCGGTGAGGTAAGCGCCAGCGTTGGAGAGATCCAGGCGGTTTACTTTGAAGAGGTAAGGCGTCACCAGGGAGTTGATGCAGCTCACGTGTATGGTGGCTTGATGGCCACGCTAACTGCCTGGTGCGAACACCACCAGATCCCCTACAGCGGTGTGCCAGTGGGGACTATCAAGCTCCATGCTACTGGCAAAGGCAATGCAAACAAAGATGCCATGGTGGCTGCCATGCAGGCCAAAGGCCACCCAGTAACTGATGACAACGAGGCCGATGCCCTGGCCATATTGCATTGGGCGATGGAGCAAGACACATGAGAAAACCAATTGGTATCACGTATCCGACACGCATACAAACCGAGACACCAGAAGAGCATGAGGCATTCAACCAGGTTGAGCGCAACAGCAAGATCAAACAAGAGATCTTGCGTAACCCAAGCAAAGAGGCAAAGCTGCTGCTGGAAGTGGCGCTGCTGACTGATCTGGTCCGAGAGCTTGCAGACCGTGTACGCCAGCTGGAGGCCAAGCAATGAGCAATATTGTTTTGATTTCATTACTTGCTTTCTTGGCTGGTCTTGTTGTGGCCTTTATTGGCATAGCACTACTAGTATTTTGGAGTTACCAGGATGAATAAGACCAAGGATTACATAGCGCTCTATCGGGATGAGGATGGCGTTGTAGTTGGCAGCGAAACAGTTAACCATGAGGTCAGGCAGTGGCTGGCCACCATCGAGGAATTAAAGCTGGCGCTGTACACCGAGATGCACAAGGTCCAAGACTACAAAGATCTGCTGGACGAGACACGCAAGATCACGCTGGAGCTGGCCAAGAAGATCAACCAGGGAGCTGGTCAATGAAGTGTCCTATCTGCAACGCATGGACGCTAGTCAAAGACACACGTAAACGTGAAGGCAACATCACCATTAGGCGGTATGAATGTGGCAACTTGCACACGTTTAAGACCACAGAACAGATTACCCAGATCCTGGACGCCACGCACATGGAGCAGCTGAAGTTGGCTAGGATTGCTAACTTATCCAAGCACAGCAGAAACCGCAAGAAGGCCAGCAATGCATGAAGACCAGGCATATCTACAGGAAGGCCAGCAACGCACCGTCACCAAGCCTGGAATGCCTGCTGATGGCGTGTGGCAGAGAGTTGTTAACGACTTGGGAAGTCTTGCGGGACAAGGCGTTGATAGACAAGCATCTAAGTCAGCTAGACGCTCTATATGGCGCAAACGCAGAGGCCAAGGTACGCCAGTACATGAGAGAGATCCACAGAAATGAGCGCAATGCCAGATAACGTGCTGCCATTCGAGTTGCCTGCTAAACCCAGGATCAAACAACAAGACGCCCTACCCGATCAACGCAAGATCGTAGTAATGCCATTCAAAGCCATCTTTGATGAGAGGCTCAACCACGGCACATTAAGAACACTCTCAGCCATAGCAGCATTCAGCAACCGAGCTGGCATCACTTGGGTTAGCCAGGTACGCATAGCTAAGGATCTCAAGATAAGCCAGCAAGCAGTCAGCAAGCAAGTCACCCAGCTCAAGGCACTGGGCTACATAGAAGTAGTCAAGAAGGGTTTCCATGGCAAGTCAACAGACACCATCAGGATCATCTTTGATGAAGAGATAACAGCTGCAGAGGCCATAGCAATGGTCAGCAATAAGGAAGACGCCAGGCCACCAGGTCAGATAGAGGCTGAAGAAAAAAGGTTACAAAAAGAAGTAGACCAAGAAGGCCTCAAACGTATCCAGGACATGATCAGACAGTCACTAACCACCACAACCAAGCAGGCACAAAAGGAGTACCAAATGCCACAAGACAATGAAACCATCACAGTCAAGAAGATGAAAGCAGAGATGAAAAAGAAAGCCACAAAGACTGTGGATAAGTCTGTTGATAACTCACATGTAGACAACCCCCAGGTTGTACATGGAGAGAGCTACATAGACAACCTCCAGGTTGTTAACGTAGACAACCTACAGGTTGTAGAGAACACCGTATTTAACACTATATCTATTAATATTAATGTTATGAACAACAAAGAATTAAAGAAGTATTCAAAAGCTGAGATCGAGGCCAAGCTCGAACTGCTGCTGCCTGCCTACCATGCTGAGGGCATCGAGCCTACCGAACAGGCGCTGGTTGATGGGATCATGCACATGATGGCAACCCAGACCAAGATGGATGCCATTTAAACGCAATCTAAGCCACCTAGAAGGCCATGAAACCATCCAGTCAATATCAGGGTAGCCACATGGCACATCAAAGCCTTGTAGAGCCTGCTACAGTATGCTGTACTGAACTCAAACGAACGTATGGGAACAGTACAGGGGGGTGGCGTACCTATAGAGAGGCATGGCAGGAGGGTGCTTGGGCAGTGCAATCCTGCGTTGTAGCACTTTTGATGTATCCTCCCCCCACCCACCCACCTCACCGTAGGGGTACCTCAATGAATTTTTCCCCTATTTCTTTCTGTATACCTTTTACTACATTGGTATTTTCTCTAATTTTTCAACCAAAGGACTAAGTTAATGACTACTAACTATGACAAACCATTTGAGCTAAGACCAGGTCAAGGCTCTGTGTTTAAGAACAAAGATAAGACTGAGGACTGGCACGCTGACTACAAGGGTGAACTGCTACTGCCAGATGGCACTCTGCATTGGATTGATGTTCAGCCTGGTAAGACACGTGCTGGTGAGTGGTACTTCAAGATTAAGTTGGGTAAGCCAAAGCAGCCTAAACAGAATGGCCAACAACAAGGCATGGTCTTAGACCAGCCAAAGCCTTTTGCTCCAACTGCGCCTATTGCCAAACACTCCCCTGCTGCCAATGCTGTGGCTGCTATGGATGACGATATCCCATTCTGATGGCACGTACTAAATATCCAACTCAGATTCCGCCAGTTGCTGGCTGGGGTGGCACTCGCTCCATTGTCAGACGCTTGGAGCGCTCTACTACGCTGGTCAAGAACAAGGAGGCCACTGCGTATGCGTTGCTGGCCATGGCTAACACCAAGATCACCGACATTATGTCGTGGGATGAGAACGGCCATGTGAAGATCAAGGCTAGCCATCTGATCCCAGAGACTGCGTTGATGGCCATTAAGAATATCAAGGTGCGTGTGGACAAGGACGGTGCGTCTACGCTGGAGATTGATCTCTATGACAAGGTGGCGGTGCTGCGGATCCTGGCTAAAGCTAGTGGTTTGCTGGACAACCCAGACAACGAGGACAAGCCTAGTGTGATTGGTATCAATGTACGTGCGCCAGATGTTGTGGATGTGGAAGACAAACCAAGGGATGAGGAACATGAGTAGACAAGCATTAGAACTGGCGCTTGAGGCGTTGGAAGACCGAACAAGCCTGATGAAGTGGCAGATAGCCCGTGATGCAGTCAAAGAAGCCTTGGCACAGCCAGAGCAGGAGCCTGTGGCGTGGATGCTTGAAGGTTGGGGGCCAGACTGCGGCCCATACTTTGAGATTTACCGTGATGATGAAATGGGTTGGCGTAATAAAAAAGAATGGACACCTCTCTACACCACCCCACCACAGCGCAAGCCGCTGACGGATGAGGATATAAACGACATCGCAAAAAACTATGCGTTAAACAACCCAACAACGCCATTGCACTTTGCCCGAGCCATCGAAGCCGCCCACGGCATTAAGGAGTAAGACATGGATGTAAACAATGAAGGATTTTTTGAGCCAGTAGAGCAAGAGCCTGTGAAAATTCTTCCAGACGGAAGTGCGTTTGGCGTAATGTCTTTTCCGCTACCTGATGACCATTGGCTTTATGCGCCAAATGAATACAAAGATGGTGAATACGAGCCAATTGATCTTCCAAAGCCTATTTTGACTCACGAATTAAGAGATGCGGTTGTAGCGGCTGTTCGTTATGCGGTGCGCGGAGCAACAATGAGGGGTCAGGAAACAGACTTTGACCCTGACGCTCTTGTGCAAAATGCAGTCTACGCATTGTGCGGGCCTTACACCACCCCACCACAGCGCACATGGGTTGGGCTGACGGATGAGGAGATTGCAGATTGCGCTGAAAAAATGGAAGCATCAGACCCGACCGATAGTTTTTGGCGTGAATTTTTCAGAGGCATTGAAGCCAAACTCAAGGATAAAAATGAAAACTAAAGAACATTCGCCACGTGAGATGCCAATGGCTGGCCTTAATCTGGACTTTAGTAAAAGCCCAATCGTCTATGACATGATTCAGTCTAATGCCTTTGTACAAGGCTTAATGGGTCCTGTTGGCTCTGGTAAGTCTTACGCCTGTGCAGCCAAGATAATGATCAAAGCTGTCCAGCAAAAGCCTAGTCCTGTGGACGGTATCAAGTACAGCCGTTGGGCGGTGGTGCGTAACAGCTACCCCATGCTAAAGACCACCACTATTAAGACCTGGCTAGATCTCTTTCCAGAGGCCACCTTTGGCAATCTGCTGTGGACGCCACCTATTACGCATCACATTAGACTGCCTGCCCGCGGGGACGCTGCTGGCATTGACTGCGAGATTATTTTTCTAGCCCTTGATCAACCAAAAGACGTTAGGAAATTGCTCTCGCTTGAGTTGACTGGTGCGTGGGTGAATGAGGCACGTGAGTTGCCCAAGGCCGTGATTGATGGCCTCACCCACCGTGTTGGCCGATACCCTACCAAGCGTGATGGCGGTGCTACCTGGCACGGCATCATCATGGATACCAACCCCATGGACGATGACCACTGGTGGCATCGAGTCGCTGAGAAGGAGCCAATCACTGGCAAGTACGCATGGAAGTTCTTTAAGCAGCCTGGTGGCGTAATTGATGTAGCCAAAGATGATCTGCCAGAAAACCCAGAGGCCAATGACCACATATTCGCAGCTGGCAAGTGGTGGCGCTTAAACCCAAAAGCTGAGAACATTAACAACCTACCCGCTGGCTACTATATGCAGCAACTGGCTGGCAAGAATTTAGACTGGATCCGCTGCTATGCCCAGGGCGTCTACACGTTTGTAAAGGATGGCCAGAGCGTTTGGCCTGAGTACGATGACAACATCATGGCTGCCGAGCTAGAGGCCGATCCTAATTTGCCTATCCAAGTGGGGCTAGACTTTGGTTTGACGCCTGCAGCAGTCTTTGGCCAGCGCCACCCAAGTGGCCAGTGGCGTGTATTGCATGAGATCGTCACCTTTGACATGGGTCTAGAGCGTTTTGGCCAGCAGTTGCTGACAGAGTTGCAGACTAGGTTTCCCAAATATGAGGTACGCATATGGGGTGATCCTGCTGGTATGCAGAGAGACGCCATATATGAGACTACAGCGTTTGAGTATCTGCGCTCATTGGGGCTAAAGGCCGAGCCAACTGCGACAAACGACTTCAAAGCCAGGCGTGAGGCAGCTGCTGCCCCCATGAATCGCATGGTGATGGGCAAGCCTGGCCTGCTGATAAACAAAAACTGCAAGTTATTGCGTAAATCCTTGAGTGGTGGCTACCACTTCAAGCGTATTGCTGTGGGTGCTGGGCATGAGAGGTTCAAAGATACCCCTAATAAGAACGAACACTCGCACGTGGGTGACGCATTTGGCTATTTACTTACTGGTGGCGGTGAATATCGTCAGCTAACCAGGGGAACTAACCGCACAAACGGCAAAGTCTTCATTGCCCAAACCATAGCATCGGATGATTTTGATGTCTTTGCCTGATTTACCTACCATGCCAGGCCTGACCTGGGTTCCATTCCAGCCTGGCCATGTAGCAGTGATGAATATCAAGGCGCAGAACTTTCAACACATCAGCAGAGCAGTTGACGTGATGACTATGCTCGAACACCAGTCACGTTTAGGCCACGCTATCACAGCGATATTGCATGGCAGACCAGTTGCCTGCTTTGGTGCGGTGCATATCTGGAAGGGTGTCGAGGAGATGTGGTGCTTGATAGAGGAACGTGGGCGTAAATACCCAAAGACTCTGACAAGAGCAGCCATTGTTTACCGTGATTTCAGAGTGATATCGCAGAATTTACATAGGTTACAAATAATCGTAAGATGCGTTGACTTACGAGCTGTGCGTTGGGGAAATGCTATTGGATTCGAGATAGAAGGCTTGATGAAAAAGTATGGACCAGACGAGGCAGATTTTTTTATGATGTCAAGGAGTTGATATGGGTGGACTATTTGGTGGCGGTGGCGGTGGATCTTCAGCAGCAGCAGAAGAGCAGATCCGAGTTCAAAAAGAGCAGATCCAAAAGCAAGACGAGCAGCTTGCTACACAAGAAACTAACCTGGCTAAGAAGACCCAAGCTGGCATGGCTGCAAGGCGTGGTGGTGGTTTGCGTCAACTGCTTTCGCAAGAGAGACAAGACAGCGAGTTGGGCGTTACATCTAAGCTCGGTGGAATGTAATCATGGCAGACATGAAATCCAAGATGCAAGAAAAAGTGCATAAGGTGATGAAAGAGTATTCCACTGGAAAACTCAAATCTTCATCTGGCCAAAAAGTCAAGTCACGTGAGCAAGCAATTGCTATTGGTATGAGCGAGGCTAGGCAAGCAGCCAAGAAAAAATAAATGGCAATCATCTACGTCACTAGAGAGTCTGAAAATCAAAAAGCGCAATTCGTTGCGCTGACTCAGAAAACCAAAGATGGCACACAAGCCATTGCTGGAAGTGACTACCCTGTGATTACTGCTGATGTCAACCATACACGCCTGCATGAAGGCCGTGCGTATATCGCATGGAACATCTACCCAGACTCTGCCAAACTGGCTGCTGGCTCTAGCGCAGACATTGTGTTGGCAGCTGCGCCTGGTGTTACACCTCACATAACCATTGCTATGGAGTCAAGCGGTGACGCTGACTTCTTTGTCTATGAGGATACGGTCACCACTGGTGGCACGGCATTCACGCCAGTGCGTAGAAATAGAACCATTGCGTCAACTAGTGATGTGGCTATGGTGCTAAATCCAACAGTGACATCACTTGGGACATTGATCAATCGACAGTTTGTCACTGGTGGCACTGGCAAGAAGGCGTCTGGTGGTGGTGCTGGGTCATTGGAATATGTCTTGGCGCCACTAACAAACTATCTGTTCCGATTGACCAACGTCAATGGAACTTCTCACACGGCACTATTAGAGTTGGAGTGGTACGAGTAATGGCTACAAACATGATCACAGAGGCCGAGAAGGAAATGGAAGGCGAGGGTGAGTATCAATGCCCACTGGCCACCAGAGACATCAAGACCAATCTGAAAAACAGAGACTGGGCATTTGAGAATGTCGGCTACGGGCCAGCTAATCCAGATGACGCAAAGAACAATGTGATATTTTGGATCCGAAAAACCGTGATCTGGAACACCAATGTTGATGAGGCCATGGGTATGCGGTGCGGTAACTGCGCTGCGTTTATCCAGACCAAACAAATGCTCGACTGCATTAAGGCAGGCATTGAGGCCAAGAATCCAGAAGAGGAATCTGGCTATGACGAGGACGTAATTGAAACCGCAGGCCTTGGCTTTTGCGAGTTGTTTCACTTTAAATGCGCCAGCACAAGAACGTGCGATGCGTGGCTAGTTGGCGGTCCCATCACCGATGAAGAGGAGGACGAGTCTGATGAATATGAATAAAAAAATCTGGAATCAAGCTCGGCCAAAAAACTTAGGCGAGCCAAAGAAGTTGTCTCCAAGCGATAAGAAGTCAGCGCAGGCCAGTGCCAAAGCAGCTGGGCGCCCCTATCCCAATTTGGTTGACAACATGAATGCAGCCAAAAAGAAATGAGCAAGTACAAAGATCCTAAAGGCGGGTTGACCGAGGCTGGCAGGCGCAAGTTCGAGCGCTCTGGCGAGAGTAAGAATCTGCAGCCAGGCGTCAAGGCATCTAACCCAAAGGGGCAAGACGCTAGGCGCAAGGGATCTTTTTTAACTAGATTCTTTACCAACCCCAGCGGTCCACTGGTGAACAAGAAGGGTGAGCCAACCAGGCTGGCGCTGTCGGCCAACGCATGGGGTGAGCCAGTACCAAAGACCGCAGATGCAGCTGCTCGATTAGCAGCCAAAGGCAGAGCAATTCTAAAAAGATACCAAGCAAGCAAGAAAGACTGATATGGCAAAAATGAGCGTTGAGCAAATTCTGCAGCGACACAAAATAGCGCAGAACAAAAAGGATGACTTTCGCAGTCTCTATGAAGACGCCATGGAGTTTGCCCTGCCACAGCGCAATCTCTACGGTGGTGAGTACGAGGGGAAAGTTGGCGGTAAACGCAAGATGACCAGGGTGTTTGACTCTACGGCCATCAACTCTACCCAGCGCTTTGCTAACCGCCTGCAGTCTGGCATTTTCCCGCCACAGCGCAAGTGGTGCAGGCTTGAGCCTGGCACTGACATACCAATGGATCGCAAGAGCCAAGTGCAGATGATGCTAGATATGTACAGCGATAAGATGTTCAGCGTCTTAAAGCAGTCTAACTTTGACATTGCTATGGGCGAGTTTTTGCTAGATCTCTCTGTTGGCACAGCTGTCATGCTGATCCAAAAGGGTGATGCTGTTAACCCCATCAACTTTATCCCTGTCCCGCAATACCTGGTCAGCTTTGAAGAGGGCGCCAATGGTCAGGTGGATAACGTCTATCGCAAGATGCGGATTAAAGGCGAGTCCATCCAGATGCAATGGAAAGATGCAGAGATCCCACCAGATCTGCAGCGCCTAATTGCTGATAAGCCAACAGAAGAGATAGATCTGATTGAGGCCACCGTGCTAAATCTAGACCGTGGTGACTACGGTTACTACGTGATCCATGAAAAGTCTAAGTCTCAGCTGGTTTACCGCAAGCTCAAATCTAGCCCATGGGTGGTGTCACGCTACATGAAGGTGGCTGGCGAGATCTATGGCCGTGGTCCAGTGCTGACTGCGCTGCCAGACATTAAGACCCTTAACAAAGTCAAAGAATTGCTACTCAAGAATGCCAGCCTAGCGATCACTGGTGTCTACACCGCAGCTGATGATGGTGTGCTAAACCCAGCCAATGTGAAGATCACGCCTGGGGCGATCATTCCAGTGGCCAGGAACGGTGGACCACAGGGTGAGGCGCTTAAACCGCTGCCACGTGCTGGTGACTTCAACGTCTCCCAGCTGGTGATCAATGACCTGGTGCAATCCATCAAGCGCACACTGCTCGATGAGAGCTTGCCACCAGACAATATGTCGGCCAGATCTGCCACTGAGGTGGTAGAGCGCATGAAAGAGCTGGCTCAAAACCTTGGCTCTGCCTTTGGCCGTTTGATCAATGAGACGATGATCCCGCTGGTTACCAAGATTCTAGAAGTCATGGACGCTGATGGCATGATTGTGTTGCCCATCCAGGTTAACGGTCTGGAGGTCAAGGTTAGCCCTGTCTCTCCGCTTGCCATGGCTCAGAACATGGACGAGATCAACAACATATTGCAGTTTATGCAGATCACTGCTGGCATGGGTCCAGAAGGCCAGATGGCCATCAAGGCTGGCACTGCCATTGACTACATTGCCGACAAGCTCGGTGTGCCTATCCAGGTGCGTACTACTGGCGAGGAGCGTAAAGCGATGATGCAGCAGATGGCGCAGGCTGCCATGATGGCACAGCAGCAGCAGGGTGCATTACCAGCGCCAGCAGGCGAGGCTATGGCATGAGTGGCTGGGATGACCTAGAGGCAGAGCCTGCTGCCTTTGAGCCTGATCAAGACAGGGTAGATCTGAACCTCCAGGTGGCAAAAACCTTTGCCAGTGCTGAAGGTCAAAAAGTACTAGCGTGGCTGCGAGAGTTCTATCTTGAGCAACCGTGCTGGCAACCAGGCTCTGACAGTTCGCTGGGAGTGTTCCGAGAGGGGCAAAACAGCGTGGTCAGGGATATTGAAAATAGAATCCGAAAGGCTAAACAAAGATGAGTGATGCAAATGACAACCCAGGCCTGCTGGCTAGTGCAGAGGAAAGCACAGACCAGCCGACAACCGAGGGCCAAGAGCAGACAATCAGTCACGTACAAGGTGACCCAACCGAGCAAGACGATACCCCACTGGAGCGCCCTGACTTCTGGCCAGAGAAATTCTGGAACAAAGACGATCAAGCCCCAGACCTAGAGGGAATCAGCAAGTCTTACGTGGAGCTAGAGAAGAAGTTCCGAGCTGGTGGCCACAAACCCCCAGAGAATGGCGAGTACGACATTGGCGGTCTAGGCCTCAAAGGTGATGACCCAGTGGTCAAAAGCTATGTGGGCTGGGCGCAGAAGTACGGTATTAGCCAGCAAGCCTTTGAAGACCTGGCACGTGAGGTCACTGGTATTGGCGCTAATAACATAGCAGAAACCCGCCAAAGCATGGCAGACGAGCTGGAGAAACTTGGACCCAATGCCAAGGCCATTATTAACAACATGGCTGGTTGGGGCAGAGGCATGGTGCAAAAGGGTATCTGGAGCCAGGAAGAGTTTCAAGAGTTCACTCGCTGGGGTGATACCGCTGCGGGTATTAAGACCCTGCAAAAGCTCAGAGAAACCTACGAGGGTAGAGTACCCACAGACACATTGAAACCAGACGCTGCTGGCTCGATGTCCAAAGAAGAGCTGGACGCCATGGTGGCTAATCCAGAGTACAAGACAAACCCAAGCTACCGAGCCAAGGTAGAGAAGTTATTCGAGAAGATGTACGGTTAACGGCAAGCAGTTGCCAACTTTATAGCCAGGTGTAACAGCCTGGCTTTTTTTATTTAAATAGTTGACACAATCATAAAAATATGATTTAGAATGTAAGCACTGACAACCGCAAGGCCAGTGACGATAGTAGTCTATCCAGGGGTGCGCTGTAAGGCACAAGTCTTGGCCCAGAGCTTTCTGGACAACCGTTGGCGATAAACATTTCATCAACCGTTTTCTAGGAGAAAACAATGGCAGTTAGTATCTCTAATGCTTTTGTAACCCTGTTCGACACGGAAGTAAAACAAGCGTATCAAGCTGATGCTGTCTTGCGTAATACTGTTCGTCTCCGCACTGGCGTTACTGCAAGCACACACAAGTTCCCAAAGATCGGCTCTGGCGTTGCACAAGTTCGTGTACCACAGACTGACGTCACTCCACTCAATGTCACTTATTCACAAGCAACTGTCACTTTGACAGACTACATTGCTGCTGAATATTCAGACATTTTCAACCAAGCTAAAGTTAACTTTGACGAGCGCCAAGAATTGGTGCAAGTTGTTGCTAAAGCTATTGGCCGTAGATCAGACCAGATGATTATTGACGCATTGGCAGCATCAAGCACCAGCTTGACAGTTGCTACTAGCATCGGTGGCGCTGGTACAAACTTGAACATGGCTAAATTGCGTGAAGCTGCACGTTTGCTAAACACTGCAAACGTACCCGCAGAAGATCGCTACATCTTGATCCATGCATCACAGTTGTCTAGCTTGTTGTCTGAGACATCAGTCACCAGCTCTGACTTCAACACTGTGAAGGCCTTGGTTCAAGGTGATATCACTACATTTATGGGCTTTAACTTTGTGACTATCGGTGACCGCTCTGAAGGTGGTTTAACTGGTGGTGGCTCTGGTTCTACCCGCAAAGTGTATGCCTATCACAAAATGGCAGTCGGCATGGCCGAGAGCATGGCAATTCGTTCTGAAATCAACTACATCCCTGAGAAAACCTCTTGGTTAGTTAGCTCGATGTTCAGTGCTGGCGCTGTTGCTATCGATGCTGGTGGTTGCGTTGACATAACTTGTACAGAATAAGGAGTACACATCATGGCATTTTCCGCAACAGGCTTTAACGCTATCGGTGGCCAGTCTAAATCTGGCAACGCACCAGCTATTTATAGCTATTCTTCCACTGACGCTCAATCAGTAATTCGTGTTTCTGGCTACTTCAACTCTGTCGCATCAGTGTTGAAAGTCGGTGACATCATTTTCTGCTACAGCGCTACTGGCGGTACGCCAGTTATGTCTACTGCATACGTCAACAGCAACTCTGCTGGCGTGGTTGACATTACTGACGGTGTGACCGTAACTTCAACTGACACTGACTAATCAGTAGTCAAGTAAGCAGGCCAACTTCTAGTTATCTGGAGGTTGGCCTTTCTCACATTTTGGGGTGACCTATGGCTAGTGGTGATACAGATCTAAAAGTATGCTCAGACGCCCTGCTTATGCTAGGCGCTAAGTCGATATCTTCATTCAATGAGGGTACTGACGCATCTAATATCTGTGATCGCATCTACCCAGACCTCAAGAAATCTACGCTCCAGTCTTATCCCTGGAGCTTTACGTTTAAGAAGGTGCAGCTGGCGCAGACAATCAACACGCCAGTTAACCAGTATCGCTACGAGTACCAGCTGCCATCAGACCGTCTTGGCACTATTCGTAGGGCTTACAACTCCACCGAGGTGGGTGCTAGAACATTTACAGATTGGGTTATCCAGGGCGATAAATTGCTGACCAATGAAACAACTGTTGTCATTGATTACCAATATCTTCCCACTGAATCTGAGATGCCTAGCTATTTCATTCAGCTGCTCAAGTACATGATGACCTGGCACCTGGCAGATCCAATCACAGATCAGATCAGCAAGACCCAATACTGGCAAGGAATTGCTACTGGTGGACCAGTAGAGAATAACCGTGGTGGTTACTTTCGCACAGCTATGGTCATCGATGGCCAGGGCAATACCACCCAGAGCTTTGAAGACTTCAGCCTGATTGCTGTGAGGAACTAATGTCTCGATTAGTTTCTTTCCAAACCAACTTCAGTAGCGGTGAATTAGATCCGCTGTTGAGGGCTAGGGTTGACTTAGAACAATACAAAAATGGTGCTGAGACACTGACTAACGTAGTTGTGCAGCCACAAGGTGGTGTGCGTAGGCGTGGTGGTTTAAAGCATTTGTACGAGTTGCCAAGCGCTGCAGCGCCAGCCAGTGGCACTCGCTCTGTACCGTTTGAGTTCTCAGTAGATGACAGCTATATGCTGATCTTCACTAACCAGAGAATGTATATCTTTAAGGACAAAGTACAGATCACCAACATCAATGGCACTGGTAACCCATACCTGGCAGTAACTGCGGTGACCAGTTCCATCTTGTCTACCATGTGCTGGACGCAATCGGCAGACACATTGATCATTGCTCACAAAGATATCCAGCCAATCAAGATTGTGCGTGGTGCTACTGATGCCACATGGACAGTGAGCAATATTAGCTTTATCAGTATCCCAAAGTATGCATTCACCATTGCACTGTCTAACCCAGCAGGCACATTGACGCCAAGCGCTAAGTCTGGTGAGGTGACGCTGACTGCTAGTTCTGCAGTGTTTAGCTCTGGATCTGTCGGACAGTACATCAATGCTCAACCTCAAGGCAGGGCAAGGATCGTGGCTTATACAAGCACTACCGTGGTAAGCGCTGTGACCGAGATACCGTTCTTTGATACCACTGCAATTGCTAATGGATCGTGGGAACTGGAGTCTGGCTATGAGGATGTGTGGTCAAGCACTAAAGGCTGGCCAAGGAGCTGCACATTCCATGAGGGGCGTCTGTACTTTGGAGGATCTAAGACTCGGCCAAGCACCATATGGGGCAGCAAGGTGGCGCAGTTCTTTGACTTTAATCCTGACCAGGCTTATGACGATGATGCGGTGGAGGCCACGCTAGACACCAACAGCTTGAACGTGATCATTGACATTATCAGTGGCCGTGACTTGCAAGTGTTTACCAGCGGTGGTGAGTTCTATGTCCCGCAGAATGGTCTAGATCCAATCACGCCTACCAACTTCTTTGTTAAGGCCGTCTCTCGCAATGGTGCTAGAGAAGGCATCAGGGTGCAGATCCTGCAGTCTGGTACGTTGTATGTGCAGCGCCAGGGCAAAGCTCTTAATGAGTTCCAGTTCTCTGACACAACCCTGTCCTACGTGAGCCAGTCAATCAGCTTGCTATCTAGCCATTTGATCAATGGACCAACTGAGTTGGCGCTGCGTAAGGCCACTAGCACTGAAGAGACAGATACGCTGTTCATGCTCAATGGTGATGGCACGATTGCTAACTACAGCATTCTGCGCCAGCAAAACGTGGTGGCTCCAAGCAAGCTCACTACTGATGGCCAATTTAAAGATATTGGCGTGGATATCGAGGATATCTACGTGGTGGTCAAGCGCACGTTTAATAGTGTGGACAAATATTTTGTAGAAGTTTTTGATACCACGGTGTTTACAGATTGTGCGTTTACTGGTGGGGTGGCCACAACGATATCAAGCCTGCCACACATTGGTAAGACTTTGAATGTCAAAGCAGATGGCTCGGTGCTGTCTGACGAGGTAGTTAGCGGTGGTGGTTCTATCACTATGGATAGAGCGAGTACCAGTAGCTATGAGGTAGGCCTGCCATTTAATGTGAGCATTGTGACTTTGCCGATTGAGCCAAGGCTCCAGGTAGGCGCTAGGACTGGCTTTGTCAAGCGCATTGTTGAAGTCAATGCCATCCTGTATCAGACTCAGCACATTGTGGTTAACAACAACCTAGTGCCAATTCGCACATTGGACACTGCAAGCATCATGGACAATGATGTGCCAGAGTTCACTGGTACTAAATTGATATCAGGTATCAGTGGCTATGAGCAAGATGCCCAAATAACAATCACTCAGACCTTGCCACTCAAGCTCAATTTGTTGGGCATGGAGTACAAGATTTCAGTCTATGGAGGTACATAATGGGTTGGGAAACTTTAGCTGTTGCTGTTGCTGATGCGGGGGTAATGGAAGCTGCAACAATTCCTTTTGTAGCAGAGACTGTAGCAGCCCCATCATTATTTTCTGCAGCCAATTTGTCCATGGCCAGTAGCGCATTCAGTGCCATATCCAGTGTTTCGCAAGGCTATGCACAGGCCGATTACTATCGCCTGCAAGGCTCTCAGGCAGAGCTACAAGGCCGTCAAAACGCATTGAACTATAACCGCCAGGCATACCAGCTTTTAGAGCGCCAGCAACGTCTGGCAGGCACTGTAAGGGCAAGGGCTGTAGCAGGCGGTGTAGACCCATTGTCTGGCTCACCCATGACCGTGGAGCAGGCTAATGCTTACCGTGCTGGCAACGAGATCCAGATCTTGAATGAGAATGCACAGCTGGCGCTTTCTGGTGGCCTGGCTATATCTCAGTCATTCAATGCTGCAGCAAGTTCTGCAGAAGAGTATGGCTTGATGTCTGGTATTGCCAAAGGGGCGATGGGTGTTGCTACTTATCAGACAACAAAATTACCACGTAGGGCATAAGACATGGCAACGCTACCTACCTATGAATACGCTGGCGCTCAATACGCCAACTTACCAAGTGTAAGCACTGCACCACAGCAAGTGGCAGCGCAGGGCATGGGTATGCTCGGCCAGCAGTTGGATCGCATGACAGCGTATTTCCAAAACCAGGCAATGACAGACGCACAGCAGGCTGGCTTAAAGTACGCCATTGATTTCCCACCTACTAAAGATCAATTAGAAATTGCTAAAAAAACAGGGCAAGCGCCAGTAATTGAAGGTAGTGGACGAGTATTCCAAGAGTCTTATAACAAAGCCTCTGCCCATATTTTGGGTACAAATATTCTTGGTGAGTTTCAAAATCGTCAAGCTGAAAGATTAATGAGAATTGAGTCTGGTGAGCCAGTTGATCCAATTGCGCTTAAAGAAGATTTAAGAGCTGACATTGACGGCAATGTATCGTTATTGACAAAATACAATCCAGAGGTATCCATCCAGGTCAGAGCGCAGATGACAACCCTTGGCCATGCTGTATACAAGCAGGCGCTGATGTTCGATGAGAAGGCTAGACAGGCTAGTTACCAGGTAGACCAAGAGGTGGGTTTGAGCAAGATCAAGCCAGTGCTTGAGAATGTCATTAACTCATACGCCAAGATCAATTTACCAGCTGGTGAACTAGAGCAAGTGCTAGACAATGTACTTAGCCCTTATACCAACTCCACATCTATTCGCTTGGCTGGTAGCAACAAGTATGCGCTTGAGGCTTATAAGATCAAAGAGAATGCCAAGATAAGTGCAATAAGTGCAAAGCTGACTGACAGAGACTTTGCTCCTACAGCTGGTGCAGCGTTCAAGAAAATCTTGGCTGGCGATGCTGGTGAGTTAACTGAGATGTACCAAGGCATGAGTACAGACAGCAAGGATCTGTTGCGTGAGCGCATCATCAAGTCTTTCTCGGATCAAGAACAGACCAGAAAGATTGACGAGGCTGTAATTAAAGATGCTAACAAGATTAAGGGCAATGCTTTAACACTAGAGTTCTTGACTGCTGGTGGAGCTAGAAAGCGCCAGATTGTCACTGAACTAGTAGGCCTTGGTGAGATGACATTGCAGTCTGCTGAAGACTTGCTAAAGCCAAAAGATCCTAATCCAAACCCAGTATTGGCTGGCTCACTGTATGACCAGATCAAGCGTGGCTCGATCAATAACTTCCAGCAATTAGTACCTTTTGCAAATCAGTTAAGCAGATCTGAATTTACGACTTTGAGTCACGCTGTAGTGGATGACCAAGGCCGTAAGGCACATGAGCGCATTGACCGTGAAGTTGGAATTGTGAGCGCCTATGTGGATCCTGGCAAAGTCAAAGCTCAAGCAAAGATTGATATCAGCAAGTTCTATGTGGAAGAGCTTGGTAAGAAGATAAAGAATGACCAAGGCGTGGAAGTGTTCCAGAGTCCAGAGCAGGCCGTTGAAAGTGCTATCAAGCGCTACAGTAGTGATGCCATTGTTAACAAGAAAATAAAAGCTAGAGAGCAATCAGAAAAGCAGATCAATGACGTCATGGATAAGAAGAATATTCCAATGCCAAACTTGCCAATAGATCAAATAGATTTTGACAAGGTTAAGGGTTTGAGCAGGGGCGAGATTGATTTGCTCAAGAAGGCTCAAAAACAATATACAGGCAACATATGAGTATTGAAAGAGAACTCCGAGGTAACTGGGATACTGTTAACTATCCAGAGCCAGAGCCTGTTATTGAACAGCAGATGGCGCCTGGCCAGCAGCCTGGTGATGTGCTGGTGGCCGAGGCTGGCTCACGTGGTTTACCACCTAGCGCATACAGTGGCGATACAAGACCAGCAATGATTACATCTGACACTGGAGGTGGTGCTGCTATTGGGTTTAGACAACCAATGCCAAAGCGTCCAACTGGTGGTGATCTTGAAGTGCCAATGAATCCATTTGCAAGAGTTGTATCTAAAGGTGCAAATTGGTTTGGTGATTTGGTAGATAAGGGTGCTAGTCTGTATGACACCATGCAGTTGATTATCCCTGGTGGATTCGATCCAAATGCAAAGATGAATTTGCCAACTGACTTTAGCCCAAGGCCTAGTCAGATTGATCCAGCTACTGGTCAAATGATGCCAGCAACCATGGGCTTTAATCCAAAAGAAGTTACGGTTGGTGAAATATTAAAAGCTATACCAGTATCAGAAGTAATTGGTGTGCGTGGATTAGGTAGATTGGCAGAATCTTTGGGTACTGGTAACTTGCCATCATTTGGTGACTTATTGGATTCTGCTGGGTTGTGGCCAGTAGGTAGTGGAACTGCTGGAGTATTAAAAGCAACAGTTGGAACAGCTAAGAATATTGCTAAAGAATTAGCACCAGTAGCTGGAGAGATGGCCATTAAGAGTATGGAAAAACTTGGCACACCAGTGCAAATGGGCATTACTCCAACAGTAGCTAAGTTTCCAAAAGTAGAAGGTGGAATTAAATTCCCAGAAGAAGAGTCAAGCAATCTGTTGCGTTTGAAATTAAAACGTGAGCAAGAAACTTTACAAGGCAAAGCAATGCCTGGTATGCCAAAGAATGAGCGTGAAGTAATACCAGCTCCAGAAGGTAGTGGCTTACCTGATTTTGTTGTTGGAAAAATTACTCCAGATGATTGGATTAAAAGAACTGAACAAGTACTTACACCTCAAGAAATCAAACAATATTCAAAGTGGTATGACGAGGTTCGTGGTACTTTCCTAAAGTACACAGATAATGATGAAGCTAAAACAGATAAGTACATGAGAGCTTGGTTAGTTGCTAATCAAAATATTGGTGTAGATGGCGCATTTAATAATGTCTTGTTACAAGCTGAACAATTTGCACGTAATGTTCCAAAGGGTGAGATGAGGGCTGGTGGTTTACCAATGGCCACACAAGCTGCTAGAAATACTTTATTAGACCAACCAATTACCGAGGGTGTTGGCTTTAAGATTTCTGACTTTGTTGACAGTGCAGAAGGTAAAACCGTAAGATCAATTTATGGTAATGATGTACAAGCTGGACAACCATTTGTGGTTGATATCCATACGGCACGTGATACTGGTTTGGTTGACAACATATTGCTAAACCATTTAGAGAAACAAGGATACGCAGTTGATCGAGACAAAATCAAAGTTGATCTAGCCACTGGTCCTACAGATACACAATATGAAAATAGAGCAGATTTTGGTAGACAACTTACAGATGAGTTAAACAGCATGAATTGGCAAGGCAGATCTGATTGGCAGCCAAAAGAAGTGCAGGCCGTTGGATGGATGGCCATGACACGTTTGACTGCTGATGCAGCTACTGACACTGTTACAGCTTTAGAGCGCAATCTAAGACGCATCTCTATGGAGGCTGCACCAGGTGAAGGATCTCCATGGGCTAAGAAGTATGGCAGCGCATTTTCTGCTTTAACACCAGAGCGCCAAGTACAGTTAACCCAGGTGGTGACTGATCGTGCTATGGAGATGGCCAAGGAAATAGCTGGCATTGATTTGCGTACCATGGTGCATGGCACTGGTGGCTGGCAAACCTATCAAAACCCAGCAGCTGTTGGCCAAGCATTGGCAACAAGAGAAGGTGGCGAGATTGCAGCCAATGTTTTAGGTTATTTATTACAGCAAACAGAAGTATGGGTTAATTCAATAAAAGCCACAACAAAGAATCCTAAAGCATTAGCAGTTGATTTTATTGAATCAGGATCTGACAACCTATCCACTAACGATGGATTGCGATCATTCTGGGAAAAAGTAATGGCTGCAGATCCCACTAAGTTATTTGTTGGATATCAACCAATTAGAACTGCAGACGGTGATGTTGGCATACGAGTATTGATTGATAAAGGCGGTGCTGCACGTATGCAGTCTGTGCAAGATGCATTGTCATCTGGTGGACAAATAGATGCAATGCTGACAAAATTAGACTATGATGTTAAAACAAGAGGTTATGAAGCCGATCTTGTAAAAGCACGTAATGATTGGACAGGGAAAGGATCTAAAAATGGGGAAGCATACTTGGGAAGGTTGGCAGACCTCGGTGTCAAACGCACCGCAGCCGACCTCGATCCTTTACGGAGCGAACTTGAGAAAATCTTTGAGCGAGAACTCTCAGGAACAGGAGCAGTCACCACAACCCCAGCGCCAGCAACCCCAGCAGTTGCAGCAAAAACAGTTAAACGAAAAGTAACTAAAGGCCAGCCTGGTCAATCAAGCGGGGGTACTGAATAATGTCATTACAACCACTTGACATCAGACTAGACAAACTCATTCAGCAAGAAGCTGATACTGAGTCACGCATTGACTCTGCTAGTCAATTACGAGTAGACCCTGATATTGATGCTACCGTCCCGCCAATACTGCCTGATGCAATTGATCCAGGTCCTGGTGTACAAGTGGCTGGTCTACTTTCTGTACCTGGTTCAATTGCAAAAGCGATAAAAAAAGTAGACATACGCAAGCCACCAGTAGCGCCAGTTAGCCCAGAGGCTATAGCTGCAGCAGCTGTAGAAGACACCACAAAAGCAGCCCTTGCTACAGGCACTACAACGAGCAAGACCGAGGCAAAGATTGCAGCCAAGGTGGAAGTATCCAAGCAGCCTGGTCTGACGCCTGACGCCTTTGTAAGCCAGCGCAAAGACATCCAAGATCTGAGACAGACCACAGATCCTGCCATGGAAAAGCCACCAGAGCTGGCGTTCAATCTGCCACTGATGGCCACCACCGAGGACGTCAAGTCTACGATTGAGACTATCAACCAGGCTGTCGGCATCAAGACCAGAAACATCACATTTGAAGATGTGAAGGCTTTAGCTGAAGGCGCAGGCATTGGTCCTAAGTTTATAGACGATATCTTCTCTGGCAAGCTAGAGGTTAGCCCACAGAACACGTACAAAGCGCTCAATGCCATGGTAGCCAGCGCTAAGAATCTAGATGCATTGGCTGCCAAAGTGGCCAATGGCTCGGCTACCCCTACAGAGCTGGCCGAGATGGCTCAGACGGTGCATTTCCATAGCGTACTGCAGCAAAGCGTTAAGGGCTACCAAACCAATGTGGCGCAGTCTTTGGCTGTAATGCGTATGCCAAGGGATGGCGCTGTAGATATCTCTGCCATTATGGAGAACTTTGGCAATGAGACTGATATCGTTAAGTTCGCCCAGGCTTACCTAGATGTCAAGACGCCAGAGGGTAAAGCCAATCTCATTAGAGAAATGGCGCAAGGCAATCCTTGGGAGAAGATGTTTACGGTTTACGTCAATGGCATCTTGTCTCGCCCAGGTACGCATATCAAGAACGCATTGAGCAACACTGTGTTCTTACCCTACCGTATGGCTGAACGTGCTGGTGCTGCGGTGCTGGGTGATCTACGTGCAGGCATTGGCCTGGGTGGCGATACATCCTATGAGCTGATGGAAATACCAACCATGCTGGCATCAACCCCTACGGCCATCAGCAATGGCTGGCAGCTGATGTCTCATGCGTTTACTAATGGTGTGCCAAAGGGCTGGACAGATCCAGTGAAGGTAGCTAGACAGCAATCACGCATGGAGCTGTTCAACTACAAGGCAGATGGCTCACTGCTATCTACTGGACTCAAAGCAATCAACTACATCACTACTCTGCCAGGCAGAAGTCTGATGTCTGCAGACGAGTTCTTTAAGGGTATCAATTACACCTTTGAGTTGTCTGCTGAGACTGCCAGGCTAGGCATCACTACCTATAACGATGCGCTAAAGGGTGGCGCCAGCGTGGCCGATGCCATGAAAGCAAGAGATGCTGCAATAGATAACTTCTTGCTAGATCCACCAGACTATGTGTCTAATCTCGCTGAAGTCGGTACGTTTACCCAAAAGCTAGAAGGCATGGCGGGCAAGTTGCAATCTAGCATGACAACTAACACAGCTACTGGGTTTGCATTGCGTACCCAGATGCCATTTATTGGTACACCAGTTAACGTGCTAGGTGAGGTGGTATCACGTACACCATTGGCGCCCTTTACAAGCTCTTATTGGGCAGCTATGAAGGCTGGCGGTAAAGAGGCCGACATGGCCAACGTCAAGCTAGGCCTTGGCTCTGCTGCCATGTATGGCTTTAGCGAGATGGCCACCAACGGTTTGACTACTGGGTCTGGACCAGGTGACAAGGGTACACGCCAGGCTATGGAGCGCCAAGGGTGGCAGCCGTATAGCTTTGTTTTTGATGTGTCTGGGATTGAAGAAGATGTGCGGGATATCTTCACACCATTCCCTGGCACACGGTTTGGATCTGGTGAGTATGCAGGCAAGGTCTATGTGTCTTATCAAGGCATGGAGCCAGTAGGCGCTTTGTTGGCCATGGGTGCAGACTATGTGGACTATGCACGATATGAGCAAGATGACAGTCGCATCAATGCTTACGCTGGTGGCCTAGTCTTTGGCGTTGCCAACTATATGCTTGAGCATCCATTTCTGACTGGCGTGTCTAATATTGCATCTTTGATGGGTGGCAATGTGCCAAACACCAGAGAGCATTTGGTAAACATCTTGAATGGCATAGCAAAGATGGGGTCGTATACAGCCATCAAAGCGATAGAGCCTTTGACTGGTGCGGTAACCAGTGCCAAGGAGAAGGTTGATCCATTGCGTAGGGATTACCAGGCAGATCCAAATCTACCAGCTGGCCTCAAAGGCTTGATGGATGGCGTCAACAAGTGGCGCTCTGAGACACCTGGCCTGTCTGAAGATCTGCCACCAATGCTTAACATCTATGGTGAGCCAGTAGAGCATGATTTTACTTGGTCACCTATCCGCATGAGGGAGGGTAAGCAGCGCCCAATTGACCAGGCTCTGATCCAGCTCAATGCCAACGTCTCAATGCCATCTAGAACGGTTAGTAAGAAGGATGAGGCCACTGGCATATCTACACCTACCAAGCTGACTACAGAAGAGTTCAACGAGATGTTGCGTATAGCTAACAAGGAGATGGATCTAGAGTCTGAGGTCATGGCTGCAATAGATGTTGTCAAAGAAGACAAGAACCCAGACAATCTAATCTTTCACCAGAACGTGGTTAAGAAAGTATTCAGTGATGTCTTTGAAGGGGCTAAGAGAAAGCTCATGGAAGACAGTATTTATTCTGATGCTATCAACAAACGCATTGCTGACAAAGCACAACGATTAAAGCAATTTGGACAAGGAGCTAAATAATGGCATACCCAATATCAGACGTAACCAGAAGGGTTGTCTACACAGGCAGCGCTGGTGTCGGACCGTACTCATTCACATTTGAAGTACTGGCCAACACTGACATCCAGGTCTACAAGAACACTACCCTGCTGACGCTGACTACCAACTACACGGTGACGATCAATGCTAATGGCACTGGCTCGGTTACCTTGGTTGTTGCAGCCACTGGCGCAGACACCATAACCATTGTGGGTGACCGTGCTATTCAGAGGGCTACAGATTTTGTGACTGGCGGTGACTTATTTGCCAATACTCTTAATGATGAGTTTGACAGCCTGGTCATCTTTGCCCAGCAAGTGGATGAGAAAGCTGACCGTGGCTTGAAAGCGCCAGTGACAGATCCTACTGACGTCAACATGGTGTTGCCAGTTAAGGCATCACGCAAAGGCAAGGTGCTTGCGTTTGACTCTACCTCTGGTGAC